CTGTGTTCCTGTTGCATCTTGGTCATTTGGGTTTTTAAATCTTGATTTTCTCGCACCAACTGTTGAATCACCTGTTCACCGGGAACACGTTGCCGGTTACCTTGTTGGTCTGATACTACTACCCAGGCCCCCTCAATCTGCCAATCAGAAGTCTTTTTTGTCAAGGGCAGACTGTTGCTGTCATCGCTATCGTTGCTATATTGTCCGCCAAACTGTATTTGCTCAACTACCCGGGGTTCAGCTTTAATGGGAATATTCCAGATTTCTTGGGGCTCTACTAAAAACTTTTTCATTACATTCCTGCTTGTGCTAACATCTCACGGGCAAAATCTGCATCTTGTGGATGGCTTTTGAACTTGAGTTTCCACACATGAGCAGGAGCCCAGTTTTGTATCATAGACACTTGTTCATGGCTACAGCGTTGCAAAAACTCTGCACTGCTGTCTGCATTGTATATCAACCAAGGACTGATTCTGCCATGACAAATGATTTGTGTGCCCATATTGGTATTTACCATACGAAAAAATTCGCACCAAGCTGTGTCATTTTGTTGCGCCCATTTGGCAAGATATTCCACGCTGCGAGCAAGAGCTTGATCACAATTTTCCGTTGCAATCAAGTCATGTACATACAACACCAGCAAGCTTTCTTGACACCATTTATCCACAGGTATATTGCTGCGAATAACAAAATCAATAAATGCCCGGGGAGCTACAACATCGTTTTCAATAACATAAGTGGAAAACTTGTTGAAAGCTCCATAAAATGCACTGGAAATAAAATCTTCCTGTGTGACTTTTTTCATGTTACGCATGCCACTAAGCTCATGAAATCTCTGCCAACTGTAAAACGCCAAGCGACCTTGAGCTGTGTCTCGGTTAAACCAACGTCTTTTCTTTTCACAACTGTGATTATACCAAGTTTTTTCTTTTGCAAAAAATCTTTTGCAAAACTCGCATACAAAAGTCATTTTGCACTGTGGAGTTTGACTAGCTCTTGAACTTTATTTTCTGCATAACCACTAGCAACTGCCAAGTCAATCACCTGCTGCTGCGTGATAGTTGCAAGCATGATTGACAGTTCTTGACTGTTGAGTTGAGGATAATAGTTTTGTATAAGTTCCACAATGGGATTGTCGCGTCGTTTTTTTGCTCGTGCAACTGGTATCCAAGGATGAAACTGTTTGCTGCCAGCACCTGCACAACATAGCAATAGATGCTGTAGTTCAGCATGATCCCTCAAGTCACTGAATCCAATATTGACCAGATCATTTACTGCCAAAATAGCATAAGATTGTAAAGCACTGTTGTTGGCCAAACTACTGAGATAACGCATGATCACAAAAGGACTATAAGCTCGGCGTTCTTGTTCAGTTAGTTGGCTGTAATAGTCAAGCTTTTGTGTATCAATAGCACTTAATACCTGTTTGATATCCAATGCATATTCTTTAGCCATGTGATGACTCCTGATAAAACAAACTACTGTTTGGCGCCGCGACAAGATTGCGAAAAATCAACACTTCCATGGCTTTCTTGGCTTCAAAGCCTGTTTGTGTTTTTTTACGACGCCCTGCTGTATATGTCACAGGTATTTTTACCACGTGCGCTTGCACTTTGTCAAAGAATCCGTCGCCGCTATCACGATTGCACAACCAAAAATTATCATTTTGTTCCACAGTTTTTACAAGCTTTTCCAGCTCAATATCTGGAAATGGTTGATTGTAATCAGCAAAACTATCGCGATAGGGAGGATCACAAAACACAAAGTCACAAATAGGAACTTGGCTCCAATCACCTGACGTAATATGAACTTGCCGTTGTGTTAATGCATTATGCCATGCTTGCAAGTTATCGGGATCATACACTTGAGTTTCTGTAAGCAAGCCACAAGGCGTGCCATAGCGATTGTTGGTGTTTTTGTTGATTTGCCAAATGCCGTTAAATCCTGTGCGCATGAGAAAATACAACACAGCAGCTTGCTGAGTTTTTGACCACTTTTCCCAATCCCATGCATGTTCTTCACGAACTTTATAATAATATGCACGGCGCTGGTCATAGTTGCCTTGCAGATATTCCTGACTATGCTGTTGTAAACAATCGCAAAAATCTTGGAAATCGCTAACAATACTCTGATAGATGTTGATTATGTCGCTGTTGATATCGTTAATCCAGACTTCCTGTGGATTGTATTTTTCAATCACATGAGCAAACATAGCCCCGCCACCAAAAAATGGCTCACTGTAAGTCTTGATAGGAGCAGCTGGCATATAAGGTTGGTAGTATTTGAGCATTTTGCTCTTGCCACCAGCCCATTTAAACAATGGTTTAATCAAAGGGTAATCGCCTGTTTCATGATGTTATACAGCTCTTGGTCTGTGAAACCCTGTTCTTGCCCGTGAAAACTTGTGCCTGTTGCATGAGTTACATTCCAAACAACTGGCTTGCCTTCACAAGCCAAGGCAAAGCTTAACCCTTTATACATGCTATTATGCTCTTGAACACCTGGGCCACTGCAAAATGTAACATATCTTGCTTGTGGTGCCAACACATGAGCTATCCAGCGATTCATATACCATCGCTCGTGTGCGTTGCCCACTGCTCCTTGTTTTTTGCCTTCAAAAATGGCAACGATTTGGTTTTTGCTGTTATACCAAATACCACCATCTGGCTGGCAGCTGGCAAGGCCTCCGGGAATGTCCCGGGACAAAAACTTATTCACACGTCTGTAACCCTGTGGGGCTAGTTCCTGGGACAAAATCTTGCTAATATGCCGCATACCGCGATCTAAAGCATGGCTCTGTGAGTCATATGCAGTAGTGCCTTTTTTGATACCTCCTTGAAATCCGTGGGTTCTCTGGCTCATATAAAATCCTTGGTTAGCATGCTGTTGTCTTACAATATATACTGTCAGATCAATGTCAACATATCAAGCATGGGCCGGCCGTTAAATCCACGTTATTTAGGTTTTCCACGGGGACAACCTGTGCTGCTGCCAGTTGTACGCCTACATGACAAAGTTCAAGCTGCATGGATAGTTAATCAAACCAACAAACACAGCTATATTTGTCGACAAACACTGTCAGGTAGTCAGGGGCTTTGCAAGCTGGCAAACAATCTAGATCACAATGGCAACATGCTCTTGCGATTTCAAGATCCTCATGATCAAATATTTTATTGCAGTAGAATAACCAACTTGTTTGTTTGGGATTTCCATGGTCAAAAATATCCCTGGACTTTTCATGCCCATCTTGTAAATCCACAGCAATCTTATGTTTGTATTATTGATGCTGTAATGAACTATAAATAACCCAAACAACTATTATGCGGTCCAACCGCGTAGCCTTGAAAGGCAAAGGAGAAAACAATGGGACGCCCGATTAACAAGAAGTTTATAGGTAATACTGGTGTTACAGGCCAACAGATAGCTGCAACAGCTTGGATTCCTGGCCAAGGAGCGCCTTATACCGATGCATATATTACTCGACAAACAGGCACAGGACGTTATGTCATGCGTGCCAATGCCGGTGTAGCAAGTGGTCAAGTCAGCTTGGTCAATGGTGCCCTTACAACAGCAGGACAAGCAAACATCGTGGTTACCCCATGGGGCGCGGGCGGTAGCGGTGCCACAGTGGCAGCACGCCTAGGACTAGGGGCTGTAGCTGTAAACTTGGCTGGAAAAGGTCCTGTCGGCGATAGTTATTTGCCTAGCGAAAAACTCAGTGTTATTGGCGGGACAAGCACAGCAACTGGCAACGTTACAGTCAATAGTGTTAAAATTGGCAACGTCACAACACAAAACGCAGGCACTGGTTACGGTACTAACAGCTACTTGATTTTCAGTGGCACTGATTGGACTACCTCAGGGAATGTTCAAGTAGCAACTATTGGCGGCGGGGGCGCCATTACGGGATTAACAATAATAAATGCCGGCGTATTTGTGGGCACATCTTTGCCGGGAACTGGCGGTCTTAGTGTTGCACCAACAAGTGTAATAGGAACACAAGGTAGCAATGCTACATTGAACTTCCGCTTTGATATCAACGGCATTAGTGTAACTGATACTGGTGTTTACAGTGTAATCCCCAGCAATCCCATAGCCCTTGCTGCCAGTGCAGAAGGTGGTGCAGGAGCAAATGTCAACGTAACTTGGTCCGTTACACAAGTTGCAGTAACTTATGCAGGTGATGGTCTTTACACCGCAGCAGATGTGGACTTTGAAACAGGCGCAGCAGCAGCTACAGCTACAGTTACAACAGGTAATATCAGTGCTGTGACCGTTACTGCTGGTGGAACTTATAGTGCCGTTCCCAACGTTAGCATAAGTGGATCAACATCAAAAGAATATGCTGCTGTTATTTTTGATAACACTGTTAGAACATTTACAAATAACAGAACATATGATTGGAAGTTTGAAGGAATACCTTTGACAGCACCTGGCCAAGCAACTATCCAAAGCGACTAAAGCTTTACTTGTTTTTTACTTGTTAAAACAAGTACAGACTCCACAATGCCCTGATAGCAATATCAGGGCATTGTGTTTTTAAAACAAATGTTTAATATCTAATACTTCGGGAATTTTAGCTAGGTCTTTTACAAAAAAAGCACAAGCAGGATCACGTCCATCTTGCAAGGGCACTGCTAAAATATTAGCTGTTTTCAGCTTGGGACAAAACCATTTGACATCAGGCCAAACATTGATAACGTCCACGGTGTGAAACTTGGGTATATATCCTGTCAAAGGATTAAAACAAAAAGATTGGAAATCTTTGTCCATGAGATACAACAAACTGACTATTTCCAAATCACCTATTTCAGGATCTCCAATAACCAAATGCCAATCTAGTGGCATTTGGCATTGATAGGGCCCTATTTGTAAATCCACGCTGGGTGAAACAAAGCTTTCCAAAAACACCAAGGGATGCCAATAATAGTCAATGTTTTTGTTGTCGCTGTAATCTAACACACAAAAGTTAAGATCCACGCCTTGGTCAGGTAAGTGGTTGACGTTCAAGCTCTGATTGTCGCTGGTAAGTATTTTCACGCAGTATTTACTGGTGATGTCAGTAGTTTTCCTTGGTAAGTGCATGAGGATACTGCACTTTTTTATAATGTTGCTGGCGTTTTAGCATGTGCCTATGGCTGAACTTCATTTTACTGCAAATGTCATATATATCGACATGATCTTTATCGTCAGCTTTGCGTAACCCTCGACCAATACTTTGGATCACACGCACAAAGCTCTTGCCGGGCTCAATCAACACAAGATTGAAAATGCGATTGATGCTAATACCCACAGCAGTTGTGCCATACGTTGCAATCATCACAGCGTTGTCGCTGAGATTGATTTCTTTATAGTGCTCACGCCGATCGGAACTTTTCATTTCTCCACTGATAAATGTGCTGTCGGCTATGAGATTATGTAAAGCAGTGCCTGTTGCAATGCGATCTACTAGAACAAGAGTGTTGCCTGTTGCACTGATAGTTTTTACAAAATCTGATACCCATTTCAATCTATCATTGTTGGTAAGGAGAAACTTCAGCTCGCTTTGATAGTCTTGGTAAACTTGTGTTTCTTGAGTTTGATGTACATGAACTTGACATTGTGCCAAATGCCCGGCATCTTGCAAGTCTCTTGCTTGTAGTTGGCCAATTAAAGGCCCAATGGCTGTAAACAAGCTCATTTGATTATACTCAGCTTCAGGCACAGTGCCTGTCAATCCCCAACGAATAGGAATATTGCTGAAAGTTGTGGTTAAGAGTCGATGTAACACTCCTAAATCTTTTACCCCGTGGCACTCATCCACAATCACAGCCACTTGCTGGTCCAGGAACACTGCCAGCTGATCGTCATCTAGGGCGTCTTTGTTTTTCTTGTCTAGAACATTGAGACTTTGCCATGTGCAAATAGTATGTTGCCGATCAAACTCCTTGCGATCACCAAATATTACACCAACATTCAAACCCACGTTTTGATAGTCTTCCAGTGTTTGTTCCACAAGATTTTTGTTGGGAACAATCACAATAGTCCTACCAATGTGTTCCACACGTCGACTCAGTGTGGCAGTGACAATGGTTTTTCCCGAGCTAGTGGGCGCAATAATCAATCCCTGGGGATTGGCAAGACATTCGTTTACCAACTGAACTTGATAATCACGTAGCACAATGGGCTCACCTTGAGCTCGATGCCCGGGTGGCCACATGCGATCACTTAGATAGGTATCATCAATAGCCGTGAGATCAAGATTATGTTTGTGACGGTCATCCACAATCTCAACATCATACCCTGCATCAACCAAAATAGGCAGCAGTTTATCCAAGGCATTGAGATAGGTTTTACCGCCCAGTGTGCAAAAACTTGCACAACCATCCCATCGTCCTAATTTGAAGGCAGGACTGTATCTAGCGTGTGGCAGAAAATATTTCACGGAGTTAACAAGCTTGCGCCGATCTGTCAGCTCAACTTCCTGAATATGGACGTTGACTTCGTCCATGATATTAATGACTACAGTGTTCATGTTTTTCTCATGCAGTTTTTCTCGGCAAACTTCTGCCATCGCCCGGGCATGGCAGCACGCAAGTCGGCAATTTTGGTTACTGTGCGCAGGCTAAGCTCATGCAACCTATGTACGTTGTCTTTTACAAAATCCAAAATTTCCTTTTGCTCATCGTGAGAAAAGTCATAACTGCCCAAGAGGTTGTGCTTGTTGACTACATTGGTGATATGCAAAAGTTTTTCACGGGTGGTGTTGATGCCCAAATCCATGTAATGGCACCGGCTCATGATTGCAGCAAGATGATTTTGAATCCTGGGGCTGCGAACTTGATCAAACTTGATATTGGTAATAAAAACAATACCACCGCGATATTCAAAACTGTTGGGAATGTCTTGTTTGACAAGATTTCTGTTTTGGCTGCCCCAGTGAATCATGCGTGTTTTACGACTATCAAGAGCAGCTTTGAGAACGTTCAAGCTGTCATCATCGTATAGCACACTGTCACAGTCGTCAAACACCAGCACTTGGCCTTCACCGCGATATTCCCAAAGTTTTTCATAAAGGCAAATACCCGACATGTCGCCGTGAATGCATTCAAACAAGCTGCGATTTTGCATGGCTTGTTTGATTGCCAGTGCCCGATGCAAGCGATTTTCCACAGTGTGACTTTTGCCAATACCACTGGGACCGCTGACTACAAGGCCTTTAACAATGTTGCTGGCAACAGCATCCGTCATTTCACCAAGGATTTCAAAAGTTTCATCAATGTCTTGTTGAATCTCTTGATCTGTTAGTTGGAGAATATTGGGATCTGTGTCTGCTGCAACAACCACCGGAGCACTCACGGGCTGATAATCATCAGCATGGTCGATGTAAAGACGGTTTTTTCCACGACGTAGACCGTCGCTGCCGTTGCCCCAGACAACTAGAAACTTGCCGTTGTGATCGCGTTTGATGCCACCTTGCGTTTCCACTGTGACGTTTTGCACACAACTGCCGTTGCCCAGTCTACCTTGTTTAACAAGCACGTAGCTCTTCATTGTCAACCTTGTTTGCAATTTGACCTTCACTATAACATATGTTTAGGGGTTGTCAAACAAAATTAAAGTTTGACGTCTTCGATTCCAATACTGCGCAGCTTGACAATATTGTTGATTTGCCAGCTTTTGGCTTCAAATCCCTTCATGAGGCCAAGATACTTGTTGCGAATTAAAGCAACTTCACAGATTAATGTATTCATATCCACAAGACTGGATTCGCCATCTAGATATTTTTCAATACTGCGATCACTTAAATCACGATTATAGCGTTCAAGATATTTCCTATACAAGTCACTGCGCATTTTATCATATCGTATATTGATATATTTCAAAATGCTTTCCAAGTCTTGTAGTTGGGTAAATCTATAAGTTACATGCCCACTTAAATCTTGGGCTGCTTTTTCCAAACTTCCCGAAATACGAGTTTCTTTTTGTGCTTGTTCAAATTCTTGGCTGTAATACTCCACAGCCAGAGCCACTGAGGCTAAATCTGCAACTACTTGGGTGTAGTACACAGACTTTTACTCTTCCCACTCTTCTTCTGACTCTTCTTGATCTAATTCAAGAACTCCGGCAATAGCCTCATCTAGAGCTTGATCTTCACCGAGAATATCTTCAAACCAAGCTTCATCTGCCCCGGCATCAACAAATGCAGTGACAAGATCTTCCACAGCTTGGGCTTTTTTATTGGCTGGAACAAACTCTTGAAGCAGGTCCCAAATTTCTAAAACTACACTAGCTTGCATGTTTATTTTGCTCCTCTTAGCTTGCAATATATTGTGTTAGTTATTGCTATGTCAACAGTGCCTGGCTGTTGACATAGCCAAACAGTTTATTCTTGCTCAACTTCCGGGAGTGCTAGAGATTTAGCTGGATCTATTTTGCGATAAAATTCATCCATAACTCGATCCAAACAATCGTCTTCGTTACGATTCCATGCTTTTTCAAACTTCTTGATTTGAGTTCCGTCAACGCATGTGTAGTTCCATTTGTTGCCTTCTTTCACAAGAAGTCCTTTTTGCACAAATAGGTCACATAGACCGCTGTAGGGATCCATGCCACGATCATAAGGGATTTTTATTTCCACTTGCTCGAATGGCTTGTTGTATCGCGTTTTCATTATTTTGCATTGTGCGCGAATGCCTTTTACATCGGTAGTTTTGTTGCCGTCCTCATCTTCCTTGAGCTTGAGCTTGCGCATGGCTAGCACAATGCTGCTGGCATATATAGGCCCTTGACCACCCGAGATCACATCGTCAGGGTTAAACATGTCTTGGCTGGCATAACTGTGGTTGGTGCAAACCATGCCAATGTCATACTCGCCAAACATGTTCACACAGTTGCGCACCAGTGCTGCCAGTGCCTTGGGCTTGCGACCCATGTCGCCCTTGAGATCACCAGCTTCAAACTGATTAACATCTGTTGGTGTAAGCATCATGCCCAAGCTGTCAATCACAAACAACACGCGAGGCCGTTCTTCTTCAGTAACTGCGCCGTATTGTGTCTTGTAGTCTTTCATAAAATCACTTATCAACCTGGCAACGTCATCAATCATGGCAACGTTTACCTTTAAAAGTGAATGTTCACTAGTGTCAACGTCCAATGCTTTAAGCCAGGATTCATCAAGTGCGTTTTCAGTATCAATCAACACCACAAACACGTCTTTTTTCTGTGCGTTGGATGTGATGTTGCCTGATGCCAAAAAGCTTTTTCCTGAACCACTTTGGCCACCTAGCATGGTAACTTTACCCAGCGGAATTCCACCTTCACGGAATCTACCGCTAATTGCATAGTTTAATGCATAGTTTCCTGTGGAGATCCACACTTTGGGATCACGAAATCCCAAACTAATACCATCAATATTTTTTGTAATATCTCGGCGAAGTTTAGATAGATCCATTGGTTTCATGTCATATCATCCTTGATAGGTAGAGCAAGACTGATATTAACTATCAGTCTTGCTCAGTTTCCGCTATTGCTTATTTGTTTTGTTGGCGAGCTCTAATAGCAGCCAAGATGTCCTCGGGGCTAGTAGACTTGCCAGCTGGGCGTGGTGTGCTTTCCACAGTTTCTTCCCAAGGTGGGTTTGCAGTTTCCTGCCGTGGTTTGCTTGCTGCTGGCGTTGGCTGAGGAACATTGCGAACTTGAACTGGTTTTGTAGTAGAAGCGCCGTCCTGATCATTGTCAGTAACACGCATGCCAGTTGGTTTGAAATAGTTACCCCAGCGCTCGGGATCATATGGTTGTTCTTCAACACTGGCTTGGAACATTTCCATAATCACTCGCAGTCCGTCTTCATCAGGACGCTTGGGCAAGAAGCTGGAAAGATTATACAATCCATGCTGTTCAATAGCCAGGCGTTCTACATCACCAAGTGGACGTTCTTTCATAGCCCATGAGCTGCTTGCATAGTTTGCAAAACTACCTTTTGTGGTCTTTGTGAGATAAAAATCTCTACCATGCTCGTAGTCAGTTGGTGAGTATTCAAGATCTGGACGCAGCAAAATCCCCTTGATCATGTCAAAAATGCTGGGATTAATTACCAACCTACGAATGGGATTTTCTGGTGTGGAATCTTCCTTGTTGGGGTTGTTGGGGACAAAACCTTGAAACAGATAGCTCTTTTTGCGATAATATTTGCGAGCCATGTCAACAAGACTTTCGTCTTTCCACCAAGGACGGATCTCTGCGTTAATAGGGCAGCTACCGGGCTTCCACATATCCACGCTGGGAACTTGAACATCACAAGGCTTGCTATCAGCTTGCCCTTTAACTCCACGGAACGGCAGCTTGATAATCAGTCGCTCAACCCAAAAGTAGTCGTTGTTGACATCACCATCGGGAAGATAACGAATTGTTGCTGTGGACCCCTCGGGGTTGTTCCAAAAGGGATAAATCGCATTGTCACCTTGAAATTGACCTGTGCGAACTCGATCCTTTTTTGATTGTTCTTCAAGTAGACGTGCTTGAATTTCTTTTAAACTAAGTGCCATTTGTGTGCCTTTCTGTGCCTATAATGTGTTTAGATCAAGACAAAATTTGTTTCTTTGTCTTGAACAACATTACTTATGCTGACACATGAAAGTCAATGCTTTTGACCTTATTAATTTTTCACAACCCAGCTAGCTTCTTGACACGGCTGACATCAGGATTGGTGTTCATCCCCACTAGTTTTTTCAAGTGATCTTGAGTTTCACTGGGGTTGATTTCCCATTGCTCACGCCACCAGTCGTTGCTGGACACCAAAAACTTCAAAGTAGCTGAAACAGCTTGCTCATTGGAGCCTAGGTCCAGTTGATAATCTTGCCAAGCCTCTTGTGCTTGACTTTCTGCTTGACCAATCTGATCTTCCTGAATAACCACTTCAGTATCACTTAACCAATCTTGAAACTCTTCAAGTTCAGGTTTGGGTATGGATTTTTCCATACCCAACCATTGCTCTAATACTTCTTGATGATCGGGACAATGCTGCTCGACAACTGGCCGTAACCAAGGTGCAAGAGCTGTTTTACGGAACTCCCGCATATTGGAATGACTGCTATGATATCCACGGGGACCACTCCAAGATTGCAGTTCATTGTTAATGTCATGCATGTGTTGATGAATTTCAGCTAGAGTTGGCAAAAGTTCATTTTGTAGTTGTGCAGGCTGGCGTAGTTTTCTAGCCGCACTTTTTAAAACACCATAATGCTCACTTAGTGTTTTAAGGTAGCTGCTGACTTCATCATGAGCTTGCCCGCCTTGGCTCAAATGTCTTGCCCAGGCTCTTGCACCTTTTACATGACGAGTAGGCCAACCAAGACGTTCGCCTTGATCAGTTTCCACAAATATCTTGTGTATTTTGCGCCAACGACTTCCCGGGGTATCTTCATTTACAATATCACTGTGTCTAACTATCATGCGACAGTTGCCCACACGTTGAAAGGAACTGCGGGTTGTGCCCCAAGGACGGCTGATGTCACGACTTTCTTCAACTGGTGGCTTTTTGGCTTCAATGTCTTTATCAAACTGAAACCAGTTGACACTTACGCCTTCTTTGTCGTTTATGTTTTTACGCAACCACATATGTAAACTGAACAAATCGTTGAAATCTTGGGTGTTTCTCATGCGAGGAGTTTGTAAATCCACATGACTGTGGCTGTCCTCGTCATGTAAACTAATCAAAATGTCATATGATTTGATATTGGGATCATGAGGATCTGCTACTGTGGCATAAAACTGTCGAGCATCTTCAATCTTGAATGTTTCTTTTATGTCTTCATCAAACATTTTTTTGACTTGCATGCCACGAGCTTTTAATATGCCATGTATTTTTTGTGTGATGATGTCCCAGTTAGGTGTCATTATTAGTCTCCTGGCGATATTTATCTAAAGGCCATGGTCATGGGAAGAGGTTCCATGAGTTCTTGATCGTCAAAATCGTCCCGTAGCAAATCACCAATTTTTTCGTCCCAGTTTTGCAATATTTGCATCATACGAACTGACAACATCATGCTCATCACACAGTCGTCGTGTTCTCCTGATTTGGCGGAAAAACTATCACCCTTGCTGATAAAGAACTTCAGTTGTCGTATCAACATCTTGCTATGCGGAATTAAACGGTTGCTTTCAATAAGTGTTTTAAGCTTGCTGCATGCCATGGCTTTTGTTCTCATATTGGTATTGAGACCTTTCCTGCTACGGCCTGAGGTTACGTTTCTTCTTGGTTCATGCACAAACTGTCCGGCAAATCTTTCTTCACCTATTTCATTAATACTAACAAGTGCAGCTTCGCCCCAGGTATTGTTTTCCAAAGTCCAAAATATATCAGGATCGCCTCTATGTCCTTTTTGCTTGCATTCGTTGTAAATGAACTCCAGTATTTTCATGAGAGTCTGTACTTGCCCGGGAATAGGTGTTAGATTATGACACCATTCGGCTACTTGTTCCATGTCCGGCAAACTCCATACACTGATTGCAGCGTAGTCTTTGCCAATACCAGCACTGGGATCTAAACCAACAAGGTAAGTTTTATTAGCCTCGATATTTTTATACCATCGGATTTGTTGTGTTTTGAAAATTGGCTCCTGTCCGGTAAGTCGTTGCAAAGTTATACCACTTATAAGTGTTTCACTTTCACCTGCAAACTGGCACTCAAACTCTCGGAGAAATCTTTCTTGTCCAATTTTGTTGCGTTCTCGCTGTGCCCAGGTTTCGTCGCGTCCAGGAACTTCACTGTAATGTGCTGTAAATGCACGAAACCCGTTTATTCCCATGCCTTCAGCATTTTCATTGCCGTATTCATCAGTCAACTTGTTGGCACCAAACCACAACTCAGCAAACATGTCTTCGTCACTTTTGGGAGTGGTGGTAATAATACACCGGCCACCAGTGCTTAATGTGGGACTTATACTGGCCCAAAACTCCGTGGCAATATTGGTTTTCACGAAGGCAAACTCATCGAGATACAACAAGCTGATACTCATGCCTCGTCCACTATCAGCAGTGGTGGTAGTTGCCACAATACGACTGCCGTTATCAAAAGCAATGTCTTGTTGATTGTATTTTGTTACACCCGGACGCAAAAAGTCCGGCAACTCCTCGTAAGCATATTTCACACGCATCATGATTTCACTTGCTGCCTTGAACTTGTGTGCAGCAATCAAGATAGTCACGTCGTTGTTAAAACATGCATACCACAGCAAATAAGCAGCACTGCTGGCTGTTTTGCCACTTTGGCGAGGAATCATACATATGCTATTGGTATATTTCCAATATGTAGTAACTAGTTTTTTTTGGAACTCCCATAGTTTAAAGGGCTGTCGACCTTTTGTGGGATGTTGCACGTAAATGTAGTTTTCAATAAAATAAAGTGGATCACTTGCACACTTTAAAAGTTCTTGAAACTGCTCGCGAGTATATTGAGTTTTTTGATAAGGAGTTTTGACTTTTATAAAGCTCTGTGCTATTTGTGCCATAGTTTAATTTAGCTTGTAGAGACCAATTACATTACTATAATCTCGCCATTCCCTGTCATCTACACTTATCACAACTTTATTAATAGTGGCTGAAATATTTTTCCGCCAATAGTTCAAAAAACCATGAGTTCGTCGCAACTCTGGCACTATGTCTGTATAGCTCCAAACAAACTCTTGTAACAGGCTGGGATAGTCGGGCATCCAATATGTCAACTGCAAAACTACATTACGCTTTGCGGTTAAAATCATGATGCTTATCCTTTTGTTACTTTCTGTCGGCGAATAGTTGACATGGGACTCATGCTGCCATCGTCTTGAGGTTTATCCCCAGCAAATGGATCCTTGTCAAACTCAGCCTTTGTGGGATCAGTTAACGGGCTAGCTTGTCCATCTTCATTGTTGAACTCTTCAGCTAGGAACTTTTGCCAGTTGGCTTGTAGTTGATTGTGCAGTTGCTCAGCGAGAGGGTTGTTACCAACATGTGCAATACGTTGAGGCTCTTTGGGGCCGTTCCAAGTATATGTTTCCACATCAAGAGGTTGACCTTGATCATCAACTTCCTGGTGGCTGTGATCATAATCAGCAGTCTCTGCCATGTCTTCATGATCGCATTGGCAATCTTGATGTCCACAAGTATCACAAACTTCTTGATGATCGTCATGCATGTGA